CGTGAGCGAAGTCCTTGTATACAACAGCTTTTAGGTAAACCATTAAAAGATTCATGGGATTTGACCGAATCAGTTTATTATGTTGTAATTATAGCGCATTTTCGTCAAAATATCAATCTGTATCTTTCATCTTCCATCAATAATCCATCCGGTCAAAAAATAAGAGGCCCTGCAAATCTCGCTTACACTCTTCTCCGAGTACCAGTAAGAATGTTGCAGGGCCTCTTTTCATTTCATCACTCCATTTTGAATTTCAGCCTACTGGGCCATCAGTCGAGTGAAATGAAATATTTTCAGGCATACTCAGAAAGACATTCAGCTTGTCGGATATCGCTCCGTACAACAATCCAAGCATACCCAAACCTTGTTCTTGAAACCGATTGTGAAGTCGATGTCCGACGCTCTCCTGCTCTTCCTCAACAAAGCTGAACAGGCCTCTGCGGACGTCCTTTCGCTGGAACAGCTTCGAGCTGCCATGCTGCACGGTTTCGATCACACGGAAAATAAATAACGTGTAATTTGAAGTTCATGAACTGGTCTTTGGGTGCGCTATCACTCGAAGGCCAGTTTTTTGTTATTTTGAATTATTTCTTCGCCTTCAGCCGGTTGTACTCCTTGTCGGCCGCAATGGCTTCCTTGGTGAAGGAATTGTTCTTCCACCAGGCGATCAGCGCCGCAACAACGGTAATGCCGCTGGTCACGAGCTGATTGACCGTCTCGCTCTCGATGGGCAGCGGACTCTTGCCAAGGGCACACAGCACCTGATTCAGCAGAGCCAGCAGCAGAACAGCCGTGCGTGCAATGGTTCCTGCAGTAATGTTGAAATTCATAGTATTAGCTCCTTTCGTGTTCGTGTGTTTCGATATCAGACACCCGATGATTGAGCACCTGAATATCTCTCTGGATCACAGGGATCTTCTCCGCAAAGCCGTTGTGCTTACGCACTTCGCGGGTCAGCTCCTCGATCTTGTACTCCATGACCGCATTGGATTTTGAATTTGCGATCAATACGCCAATCAGCGTCACCGCTCCGGCAATGATGGCGGAAAGGATGGTCTCCATCGGCATCACCCCTTCCAACGGCTCTTGTCCTTGCGAACGTCCACATGCACCCAGCCGTTTGCTCTGCCGAGGCCGGGCGGATAGATACCAAGCCCGCCGCGTTCGCCAAGCAGCTTCTCAGCGTAGGCGTAAACCGTTTCCACGCTGACGCCCTGCACCTGAATATCCGCAGCTTTGCCGTAGAGATGCTGGCTGTATTTGGCAGCCTTTGCCACAGTCGCGTTGTGGCTTGCCGTGCGGAATGCGCTCGTGATGGTCACCGGCTTGTCAAAGTGAATCCGGATCTGCTCCAGAATATCCACCAGTTCCGTGTCGATGAACACAGGGTCGCTTCCATCCTGACACCGGAATTCCCGCACCTTAAAGTGTTCCGAGAGCTTCCGGTTTCCGTTCTTCAAAACGGAAAATGCTTCAATGCTCATTTTGATTCCTTTCATACGCCGAAACAGACTGCAAAGGCTAGGGTGTTCCGGCCGTTGTAACTTCCGCGTCCCGTATCTTCGTTGGTACGGCAGAAATATCCATCGTTGCTCGACGCTTTCGAGCGCATCCACTGTGTACAATTGTTGGCGGGGCTATTGGGGTTAGCGCAATACTTCGAGCCGCCGTTTGCAAAGTATGCGTACTGTCTCTGGTAGCTTGCCTCGTCCGAGTACGAATATCTGGTCGAGCCGTGCATCTCGTACTCGCTCAGAAGCCACATATAGTCCGTCGTCTTGTCGATGCCGAAGGTGTTGCGGGTGTACTTCACACAAAGCTTCATCACAGCACGCAGGTCCGCCGGCAGCGTACCAAGCTGGCTTTTTGACAACGGGTCAGTCGGTGTTCCGTTATTACCAATGATTGTGCCTCGCATGTAACTCATGTCCCAGCCGCCATCCGTGCTATTGTTCATCGGGCCGCCGCTCAGGGTCGCCAGCTTGCCGTTCGGACACTTCAGGATGAAGTGGATGCCTGCCCCGCTCTCGTACCCCGTGTTGTGCTCAATGCCGAGGATCGTAGCATTTAGGTTCGTTGAATAATGCGCACCGTCGTAGCAATTCCCCTCCACATGGATCGTCTTGGAATCTCCCGCCTTGAACATCGACGCCGCCAGCTTGTTAGAGCTGATGAAGTCAATGGCTTTCCAGCTGAAGTCATTCAGAGTTGGATCGACTTTGGCATCCATTTTGATGGAAATCGTCCCCTTCACGGTCACTTCTACCTTCACTTCCGAAAGGCTCCTGTACGACGTTCCGGCAGCCGAAACATCCTCCGTCCGGTTCGTTACGACCGCATTGTAGATGCTCATGCCACTCGTTGCCGTGCCGGTTACCGTCAGAATATCATAGGCCCTTGCACGCTTCGGTGCGCTGTCCAGTGTCACATTGCTGAGCGAATAGATCACATCGTACCATTCGCCCTGCACTGCAGATGCCGTTATTTTGATTTTTCCGGTCACAGTCTCCACATGGATGGAAGCCGACAGCTTGTCATCTGCGATGGCCACGGCGCTTTCCGTAATGTCCACGCCGCCCATCATCACCGTCACGGTCGAAATATCATACTCGTTATCGGGTACGATTCTCGCCGTATACGAGGACTCCTCCAGAACCGCTTCATCCAGATTCTCGTTCCGGCAGTTCGCCAGTTCATTCTCCACCTTACACAAGCCATAATTCTGCACTCGCACAGCGCATTCTGCAACCGTGCCGCCGAGTTCTGCCCGTATCGTACAGGCTCCATTTTTCAGCGCCGTGATCCGTCCGTCGTCGCCGATGCTCACGATGCCTCGCGGGGAAGTCGTCACCTGAAGCTTGCGGTAGAACGTATCGGCCGGCACAATGCCCACAAGCAGCGAAAAGCTCATCCCCTTCTCCAGCGTTACGCTCGTCCGGTTCAGGACCAGCTGCTTCACGGGGCGGTCGATGCGATCCGGCTGCAGGTTGTACTCCAGCGTGATGGTGGAGTTGCCTTTCTGGCTCTTCCAGGTGTTCACCCAGAGCAGACCCTTGTAGCAGTGCGCAGGGTTGTCCTCCAGCGCCAGCTCTACACGTTTGCCCTGCAGAGCATCCAGAATCGTCGTATAAGCCGTTTCCCAGTTGTCCCACCAGTCGTTTTCAACGTAGAACTCAATCTTGCCGGTCAGATTGTCAAAGACCGGCTTGTGGGTAAGGCTCTGGCTGTAATCCAGACTGCCGCTCCGGCCGCCCACGGTCACGAACTTTGTGCGCTCGATCGGCGGCGCGATCACCGGACGGCTGGACGGGATCAGATGCCAGTCGTCGTAGGTGTTGATAAACCGATCATCCACGCGGATGACCACACTGTGATACATGTCTCATCCTCCGTTCTTGATGTAACCGATGGCCGATTGGACCGCATTCCAGGCTTTTCCGGCCGTGGTAGCACCCGCAGCCAGACTGGCAGTGATGTTCTCCGCCGTGTCGCCGAAGGTGAACTTCTTCTGGTCCAGCGCATCCAGCGGGATTTCTTCCTTTGTACACAGCACCCAGTCATCGATGCCGTGCGGCACACTCCGGATGCGGGTCTTGCGAAGAAATCCCAGCCGGTCCACATCCACACCGGCGTCCACAAGGTCACCTGCGTTGATCTTGATGCCACCGGAAAGGCCGCTGTCCTGCTTGTTCAGCTCGGTCTGTGCCGCCTTTTTCAGCGAGTTCGTGTCCGACTTCTTACCATCTACAATGATGCAGCGCTGGCTCAGGCCATAAAGTTCAATGGACTTTTCGTTGTTCACGGTCACTTCGATGGGCTTCGTTTTCTCAAATATCCACCAGCCGGTGGTCGTGTAGCCGTATGCCTTCACCGAATTCACGATGGAATACGCCTTCATGTAGTACGAAAGGTCCAGCAGGTTCGAGCCGAACTCAATGGTCTGCTCCGTAATATCCGGCACATCGCTCAGATAGTCCAGATAGCGGTAATATACCTTCAGGCCGTTTTCCATTTTGAAAATCTTGCGCAGACGTAAGATTCCGTTGAACTTCTCGACCAGACAGGTATTCAGAGCATCCCAGCAGGTGGTATAGCTCGTCTCATCCTTGTCGTCCTTCTTGTCGTCCGGCTTCGTCACGGTCACATTTCCCTTCAGGAAAACACGTCCTTCCGTGCGGAAACGGCTGTCCGGACAGGTCGTGGCCAGCGTTACCAGCTCATTCACCGTGTACACCTTGTTTTCCACCTTGCACGGCATGTCTCCCAGGTACGAGAGTTCTCCGTCGCAGTAGATTTCAAGGTTCAGGTCATAGTCTGGCGTCATCTCGGTCACATACCCGCACCAGATCTCCTGTCCGTCCTCTTCCACAGACACGATTGCTTTCTTCAGCTGAAACAGCTTCCGTGCAGGGTTCGTGACGGGCACTTTGAATGAGAAGCTCCCAGGATCGTTCTTTTCCAGAATCAGGTCGGGTTCCAGTACGAACCGGTCTTCCGTGTCGGCAGCATCGTGCAGCAGCTCCCGCTTGCTCCAGTAATATCCTTTCCCTTTTCCGGTAATGGTACCAACGAATACACGGTAGCCGGAACTTACACTCTTATAAAAGGTATAAGTCCCAGTCACTTCCGAGCATCCGTCGGTCACCGTAACGGTTACGGTATGGTTTGCTTCGCCTTCCAGCTGGTCAAAGGCTTTCTTTGTCAGTTCAAAGGTGTACTTCTCGCCGGAATATCCTTCAAAGGTCCGCCATACGTTCCCGTCCACGCTCTCGGTCACGGTCATCACATCGCCGTACTTGTCTCGGATGCTGTATGGCAGCTTGAACGGACTCCGCTTTGCGATCACGCTCTTCATCTCGAAGTAGCTGCTGGTCAACTCCGGCACGCACTTGTCCCGCAGAATACCTTCCACGTCCAGTGTGCAGTCAGCTGAAATGCACAAACATGCCATGACGCCGCAGCTGTCGCGCATCGAACGGTTATCCAGACTGACATTTCCCTTGGTGTCGAGCGAAAAGTAATAGGCATAGCACCGGTGCGAATCACCGTCGCTGTCCTCGTACATTGCTTCGACACGGGTCCAGTAAGTGCTTCCCATCCAGTTTTTCCAGATGGCGTAGCGTACCGTCGGTTCAAGGAGCGGCCCGGAATAACTGCTGCTGTCAGTATTTAGTTTGAAATCAAATTCCCGATAATGCAGTGCAAACACCTTGTGTTCTCCTGCATCTCCGAGATCCGTCGATTCCACAAGGTCACGCTGGTCAAGGATTTGGAGATAGGTACCTTCCAGATAATCCGACAGAGCGCTGCCTGTGTATGTGTAGTTGCCATAGGAACCGGAATCATTTATGAACTGTCTTGCAGGAAGTCCACTTTGACGGACCAGCAAGGTTTTTCCGGCACTGCGATAGTTGTGCATCGCCACGATGAAGTTCACTGCCACGCCGCTTTCCCGCAGCTGGATGATGCTCCCGGGCTCCATATCGCCCACACGTCTCAATGTCATGGTATCACCTTGCCCTTCTTGCTGCGCGTGCACCAAGGCCAGCGTCGATCCAGCCGATGGTGGTCTTGCCATCAACGACAACATTCATGCCCTGAATGCTCTTACCCACACTGTCCATCCGGTCGCCCAGCACGTTCACAGCGTTCAGCAGCTCAGCATTGGACTGCATCCGTGCTTCATTTTGAAGTTCGGCAGTTGCATCCACCTGCGCGGCCATCTTCTTCGACACATCCGCGTTCATCGGATAGTCGTTAAAGGCCTGGTTCCAGGCGTCCATGCTGGCTCCGGCGTCGGTCATGTCCAGCACAGGCGTGATCGTCGGCTCGTACTGGTAATCGTCATCCATCACACGCTTGATCGTAGCAATGGCAGCCGTCAGGGAGTCGGTTGCATCCTTGGTCATGTCGTCCACGGCATCGTCTACCTGATCCTTGCCGCCGGTCACGCCGTCTGCAAAGTCCTTGTCGAGGTCGCTTCCGGCATCCTTTGCCGCATCCGACTTTTTCTTCTTGCTCCATGCAATGCCGCCAACGATTGCCGCCACTACCGCCGCGATTGCCCCGATGATGAGGAACACCCACCAGAACTCGCTTAGGAAGCCCATCAGCACACCGCCCACTTCGGTCAGAGTTGTTCCGATGGAACCAAGTGCCGCCGTGATGCCGCCGCTTCCGGCCAGTGCATTACCGGCCTGCACAGAACCATTTTGAAGAATGGCCACCAGTCCGCCTTCACCGTTCACCAGCTTGTCGATGCTGCCGACGCTGTTCTTGATGGCAGGAACCACATTGTCACTGAAGAGCTTCACCATGTCGCTCTGGATCTTCTTACCGGTATTGCTGAAGGCGAAGTCCATCGCAAAAGCAATGGCGGATGCCACAGCGCCAGACCAGTCTCCTTGCAGTGCAGAGGTGACGGTTGAAATAAACTCAGTTCCCATCTGGGCAAACTCATCCGAGGACATCGTGTCAAAGACATCTTTAAAGGTAGCTTTCAGGCCGTCTGACATTCCTTTGGTGACTTTGTCCATGACGTTCTTCATGGCAGTGTCGATCTCTTTCCAGTGGTCCTGCATGCTGTTCGCGAGGATCAGCATAGCCTTCTTGCCGGTGTCCTCCATGTTCAGCGCATCCGCCAGATTGGACGCAAAGCCGATGAAGCTGCTCTTGGACGAAAGAATATCCGACATCTTGTTGTCATATTCTTCGGTTCCAGGGGTCATCCCAGACAGCTCTTCCTCGTACTTCTTCGTCTGCTGCATCTGGTAGTTCAGGTTCTTCAGCGCCGTCACGGTGCTCAGGATGGCGCTGGTGGTTCCCTGGAACTGTGCTTTCTTCGCCTGCTTGCTGTCCTTGCCGTACTCTTCCACGGCCTGTTTGTAGGCGTCTTCGCGCTCTTTCAAGCTGCCGTCGTCATATACGGTCGAAAGAATGTCCATACGGCTCTGCATGCGGCTCTGAGCGGTCTGGATGTTCTCGATCAGGATGTCCAGCCGGTCAAGCTCCTTGTGCGCCAGATCATTTTGAATTTCCAGTGCCTCGGCCTGTGCATCCAGCAGATCGTTGTGGGCTTCGATGGTACGCAGGTCGCTCTCGCCGTATTCGCGGCGCATCGTCTCGTACTGCTCCTTCGCGTTGTCCACTTTTTTCTGCTTGATGGCCAGTTCGTCGTTCTGGTACTGGGTCTCTCGGTCAAGCTTGTCCAGCTTCGTTGCGGTCTTGTCGTTCTGGGTGCTCCAGAGGTTGTACTCCTTTTCCAGCGTCTCCAGGTCGGCATCGTACCGCGTGGTGGCCGCCTCAAACAGGTTCGTGTACTGCTCAGCCTTCAGCTTGGCCAGACTGGTCTTTTCCTCCAGCAAGTCGTTGTAGGCCTCTTTCGTCTCCTGCTTATCCTTGCCCCAGCGCTTGGTCATCTCGTCGTACTTCTGCTGGGCGATGGTAACCCGCTCGGTCTGGTTTGCAATCTCAGCAGCAGCGTTCTCAGCCTTCTTTGCCATCTGGGTGTCAATGTCGGCCGAATACTGGTTTTCTTCCTGCCACAGCTCGTACTCGTTGTCCAGGATCTCCCGCTGGGTCTTGTTAGCTTCTAGCTTGGTCTTGTACTTTTCCTCAATCTGCTGTGCCACAGTTTTCTTGGTGCCGGAAGAACCTTTCTTACCACTTCCAGTATTACCACTTCTGCCTGAGCCGTTGCTGTAATTAGGTGCACCAGTCAACTGCCCGAAGAAGTCCTCTTTGGTTAGGTTAATGTTGTCCTGCACGCCTTTCAGACCGTCAATGATGGAACTCGTGTCCATTTTTTTCGAGGCATCGCCCGCAAGTTTGCTAATAGATTCCTCGAAATTGAGCTTTCTTCCGCCGGTCAGGGCATTCCAAATCTCACTGACGGTTCCCGACACACTATTAAGAAAATTCTCCTTCAGGGCGGCACCAGCCTCGCTGCCATTTTCTGCAGCAATCGTGACGATTCCGGTCGTTCCGTCATCCACGGTTTTTTCGACCTGATCTTTGATGTCGCCTTCGCTGTCCTTGACCGCTTTCTTCGTCTGGGCAATGGTGTTTTCTACGGCAGCCGTCTTTCCTGCATAAGCATTGATCGCTGTCGCCGAAGCATTCACGGCTCCTGTCGTATCGTTCACCGAGTTTTCAGCGTATCTCTGGGCATCTGCAAGACTGCTTGCCGCATCCCGGGTTCCCATCATGGCAGCAGCCTGCTCAGCCGTCACGCAGTATACTCTGCCACTCGCGTCAGTTACTTCAATAGTTGCTTTCTCGTAATCCTGGGTTGCCTTAGTCGCAATGTTCGTAATGCCAGTTGCATTCCGGGTTTCTTCCGCACTCTTCCTGGCAGCCGCCACATATGCATTTTCTGCATCTATCTGGTTCCTAGTTGCGGACACGTTCTGATTTTTTGCATCGGCATTATCCTGAATCCCATTCTTACGACCGGAACCTGAGCCAGAACTCGCGCGTCCACCGCCCATGCCAGAGAAAGCATCTCTAGAGAGCCAACCGTCAACCGTTCGCTTATACGGATTATCTTGGATCTCTCCGGTATCGCCGCGGACATTTCCAAACAGCCAAACATACCATGGGTGTGCGTCAAGTTGTTCCTGAATCCAATTATCAATTTTACCCCAGAGTTCTTCCAGCGCTCCTTTTATTCCGCCACCGGAGCCGTTGTTGTCCCACAACATCCCAATGCACTGCACAATTGTTTCTTCCAGGATTGCAAAGATACCAACAAGCGTAGTCACAATATAAGGAGCACCATCAACGACCACCTGTGCAATGCCCGCCAGAATCGCAAGCAGAGCAGCAGTAATATACGGCATTCCTTCCATGATGGCCTGCGAGATTACCATAAGGATCTGCACCAGAGCCGCCTTGATATCAGGAGCCGCTGTCGTAATTGCTTCGCAGATGGGACCTGCAAACTTGCTTAGAATTGCGATCACACCAACAGCCAGTCCAAGCTTCACTGCGCCACCTGCAAAAATACTAAATGCCTTTGCGAGATCTGTCAGAGCACCGGTCAATACTTTGATGCCATCTGCCATGGGCTTGATTGCGCCAAAGAAGAGACTTGCACCCACCAGACCGGCAATCAGCCCAATGAATGCGACCACACCAGCCACTGCGTGCTGAAAATCAAGCTGACCAAGTAGCATCATCGCGGGTGCCAATACTAGCAATGCAGCCGAGAGTTTCAGCGCCGCGCTTCCAATCTTCTCCAGCGATTTGTCCATGCTGGGTAACAGCACCATAGCAGCACCCAATACAGTCAGTGCTCCAATTGCTGCAACACATCCAGAAAGGCCTTTTTCCACACCGGTCGTGCCCATCATCTCGATAGCCACGGCAAATAATACCAATGCTCCGGAGATCAGTGCCATGGATTCTGCCGCATTTAGTGCGTCAGTTTTCATCTTTCCCAGAACGCCAACTGCAGCGCCAAGCGAAATCAGTGCAAGCAACGCCCCGGTAAAGCCCTGTCCATTGTCAATGGCCGCGACCTCTGAAAAAGCGTAAACCGCTCCGGCAGCCGCAGTCAGTGCTGCAGACATAATGACCATTGCTTTTGCGCTTTTCTTTACGCCCTTCAGGTCAAGTTTTCCAAGAATACCGGCAACTGTTGCCAGGCCTGCCAGCGCTGCTCCCGCGCCGGCAAGTCCAGCCCACATCTTGTCTCCCATGGCGGCAAACGCGCCGACGGCCGCCGCTGTGATCAGCAATGCGCTTGCCATGCCATTCACTGCAAGCACCAGCACACCAATTTTCGCGGCGAATGCAATTGCCTTATCGAGGGCTTTTTCGTCAGACTTTCCGGCCAACTTCTGAGCAAAACCTGCCGCTGTTATAAGGATCGAAAGTGCGATGGCTACGCCATTGATTACTTCACAGGCTGCATCAATATCAAGGCCAGCACTTGCAGCCATTGCCAGCGGAATCAGTGCCAAAGCTACAGCGTCCACGGCAGCCGCGGCAGCCGCAAAGCTTCCGGCTCCCTTAATCCCTCCAAGTTTGCCATTGTAGAGCGAAAGCAGTCCCATTATTCCGGCCAGCATGGCAACGATGCGCGAAATGGCATTGATGCCGTTTTCCACTTGACCGGTCTGCATCTTGCCTACTTTCACCACAGCTGTAGACATAACGGCAACTCCGGCGCTGAGGGCAACTACACTTGCAACCATCTTTCCGGTGTCCAGTCCAGACAGATCTGTTGCCGAAAGCACCTTCATGCTCAGCAGCATGGTCATAATCGAGATCAGAACGGTTTTCAGCGCTTCCAGCCCCGCCTTCGGGTCTTTGATGGTGGAAAGCAGATAAATGCTTCCGCTGATCATGGCCACAGCTGTCGCAATGCCCTTCGCCGCTGTCACCAGATTATTAGTCGTATGAGCCTTGTTCCAATTGTTCACGGTATTGGTCAGTGCATCAAAGAAATTTGTCACCGGGTTCTTTAGCAGGTTTTTCGTAGCAGTGCTCACGGCATTCAGTGCCTTTGCCACAAAGCCAATACCAAGCGCCAGTGCTCCTACGTCCAGCAAGGCAAGCAGCCGGTAAATGTCCACGCCATTTTGAAGATTAAAAAACTCCACAACCGCATCCAGAGCCGTTTTACAGGCTGCTACGATCGTACTCATAATGCTACCCAATGTTCCGCCAAAATCTTTCAATGCTTCTTCGGCTTTTTCCGGCAGACTCAGTACCGTGTCTCGGATCTTCTCCAGTACAGGAACGTTGCTCTGGGCAAATTCGTTTACTGCGTTGCCCGCATCCTGCAATCCGCCGAATGCCTTGCCGATCACAAAGCTGATTCCATCAAACGCCGCAAGAGCAACACCGCCAAGCACCTGAAAGACCGTTCCAATGATGCTTCCGGCTGTTTCACTGCCTGCCGTAAACCGGTCAAGAACCGCTCCTGCCGCATTTACAACCATGCCGAATGCGCCGAACTGCTGCTTTGCCTCATCAACGTCGCCGCCGCGAATAAATGTCAGAAATCCCTGCCACAAATCATAGATTGGGCTGATCAGTCCTCCCACCGCTGTCGCAAGAATCGTAAGGACATCTGTCAGGTTCTCTGCCTGTCCGAGACTTAAATCCACCCATGTCAGTACGTTGCCAATGTAAGAGCCTACCGTCAGCAGCATATCGCCGATGGGAGAAAGAATATCCAGCACCTGTTCCAGAACCATAAGCGCCGTCTTTGCAACGATCTTCACACCCTTAAATCCGACATCTAGCACACTAAAAACGCCCTTGAACACTTTCTGTATTTTTTCTGCCGTTTCCTCGCTCATCACAAACTTCCCGGTCAGCTCGTCAAAGCCTTTCAGCAGGTTATACAACGGGCTGCCGTCGGTCATGAACACTTCGCCAAATGCATCTCGCATTGGCTGCAATATGCTTTTGATTCCTTCCAGAATATTCAGAATTCCATTAAAAAAGTGTTCGCGACCCGAAAGCTGATTCATCTTATCTGCAAAATCATTGAGGCTCACAGTTCCGTCAAGGATCTGATCCCGCAGAGATTTGTAGGCATTGTACAGCTTTTCTACTTCTTCTCTCGAGCCACCGACTTTCTTGATTTCGGCATCACTCTTCTGCAGAAGCTCGCCGTAGACTTCTGCGCCCTTGTCTACAACGGCGTACAGCTGCTGTGCCGTTACGCCGCTTTCTTCCAATGCCTTCTGGAAGCTCCCTGCTTCTTTGATGCCGCCCTCTGTTACAAGGCCAACGTTCATCAAAGCTTTCTGCAGCAGATTCGTGTAATTGTCCGTTGCATCGCTGAAGCCCTCGGTGCCCAGCAGCTGGTCAAGGCCGGAATCGAATGCACTCCTCAGCCAGTTGTTGCGGGCGTCCTGTCCACCGGCGAAAATATCCCAGAATTCATCTGCCAGATCACTCCAGAAGCCCTTTGCTTCCTCGTAGTTGCCGAACAGGATGTCAAACGTCTCCATCCAGCCGGAGCTTACGGCGTCCTTCGTGGCGTCCACTGCTTCGGTAAAGCTCTTTGCTTCCTGTGCCGCTTTGAACGCCTTCACGGTCACTTCATCGTACTGGTCTTCCAGTGCTTCAATGGCCTTGGCTGCTGTCGAGTATTGCTTGGGGTCGCTTTCCTGCAGGTTCTTAACTGCCATGGTAAACTCGGCCAGCTTGCCGAAGCCCGCTTCCATTACTTCCTTATCCGCCCACTTCTTCGAGAGGGTGGAACCGAAGCTGCCAACGTTCACCGCACCCTTTTTCAGCTTACCCTGCTCCACAGCCGTGTCGATCAACAGCTGTTTCAGCTCTGCGGTTGCAACGCCCGCCAGCTCAACGCTCTTCCAGTCCATCAGGCTCAGATAGCCCTGGCTGTAGCTCTGATTCAGGTTGTAGATCACGCGGGAAAACTCGCTTGCACCCTTGCCCGCGTATGCTGTGGCGTTTGCAATACCCATGATCATCGGGATCAGCTTGTCGATGTCACCGCCCGCCGCCGTCAGCTGGCCGAGGGATGCCGTCATGTCAGTAAAGCCGTAGCTGGTCTCGTCCGAGTACCACATCAGCTTGTCGAGATACGAGTTCACTTTCGTGATGCTCTTGCCCGTCGCGTTCATGATGGTCTGCACGCTGGCGGTCTTCTGGGCATACTTGTTCCAGCCACTCGTCACCTGGTCGATGGAAAGGCTCTTTACCAGCTTCTCGCCGGTGTCAATGGCCTGGTTCGTGATACGTACCAGCGCCGCCACGCCCATCACTTCCATTGCCGAGAACTTGCTGCCAAGGGTCTCCACCGCGCCCTGCATCTGGTCAAAGTCCACCTTTGCCGATGCGTCCGAGATCTTCTCGAATCCCTTTTCGGCCCCTTCCAGTTGGAGTTTCTTGTTCAGCTCGTCCAGCGTTTTCATGCTCTGGCGGGTGTTTTTCTCGAACTGCGCGTTGTCGAACCGCATTTCAACTACGCGCTCGTCCACTTCTTTGCTCATAGGCTCTTTACCTCCCTCCACAGTTCATCGGCAAGGGCTTCAAAAATCGGCTTTATGGCAGGGTTGATGTAATCCAGCCCCTCCACATATCCGCCATTCCGTGTCCCGTGTCCGTATTGTAGGATCACCGCAATGGGCACTCCGTCCACAATGTTGGAGTTTTTCCAGCAAATGGTGGCCCCGCTCTGGTCCATTTTGATTTCGTAGCTCCAGCTTGCCGCTGTCTTTCCGGTCGCTTTTGGGGTCGCATCCGCAAGGCGCTCTACCCCAAGCCGCCCGTATTTTTCCAGAATGGGCCGGATGCTCCGCTTCTTCAGATGGGTAAAAAAGGTCAGGCTTTTCCGGAAGTCGCCTTTCTGGCGCACGGTCAGTACCTTGCTCATCGCTCCTTACCCCCTCGAATGCATCTTTGCCCGCCGCTGGGCATTCAGTGCGCGGGTGTGCAGTGCCTGCTCCCGCTTGCCCATCTTGTCCGGTGGCATGTTTTCTTCTCCACAGGCCCGGATCAGGGCCAGCAGACGGTTCAGGTGCCATTTTTCGCACTCGAACGGGATGCCGTAACTTGCCATGGCTGCATAAAAGGTCTCCGCGCTCTGGTATCTCGCTCTCTTTTTTCCGTTCTTGCGATCCTTGAAGGTCGCCGCAGTCATCGGGTCCTGCATATATCGTTGAATGGCCGCCATATTCGCCCGTGTCAGCCTGTTGTAAACCTCCGGATCAACGCCCTGTGTCACGGTCATGCACCGCACATAGTCCAGTGTTTCTTCCGGCGTTTTCGGCTTTGTATCGTCGAGAAATGGCTTGTGCCACTTGCTTTCCCATTTGGACAGGGAGAGCAAGCTGTGTTCCAGCCGCAGCATCACCGGCTTGTCATAGACAAACTGGTTGATCCGCTCGTCCCAGCGCTCATTGCCGGGAATGTTGATCGTCAGCATCTTCTGCCCTCCCTGTTTTTGTCAAATGTGTGCCTTTCAAAAGGCAAAAATAAAAGGATGGCCGTTTTTTACGCGGTCATCCTCTCGCCGCCGAAGCGGCAAAATGTTTTTCAGGCTCAGCCCATGGCGATGGGCGGCAGTGCAGATGCTGCGCTTGCCGTATCGACCAGGTTCATGGAAGGGTTCTGGGTTGCCTTGCCGTGGGGAATGATGCCGTTCACGAACTCCGAGGCCTTCTTCTCGTCGGTCACCAGCTCCATATAGATCTGGCTGTAGGCCGGGTGTGCCAGGAATTCTGCGGTAATATCATCATTCTTCACGAACAGGCGGCCATCCAGGCTCTTCTTGCCGTAGCTCATCAGCACGATCTTCTTGAACAGCTTCACCAGCTCCAGCTGACTCTTGGCATCGACGATCTTCTGGATGTAGGCCTGCATACCGCCTTCCATGCTCAGGTTAAGCTCGGTAACCTCAGCCTCGGTAAGGTTGAAGTAGAAGTCCTCGGTACGCTCGGTGCCGTTGTAGTCGGTGTAGGTAATCGTCTTCTTAACCATGTTGATCCTCCTTAAGATCCATTTTGAATTTTATCAGGCGGCCTTCAGCAGCGCGATCAGCTCATCGGGAGTGGGCAGCTCAGCCTCGTTGGTGCCATCGCCGTACAGCTTGTCCTCAAGCTTCTTCATCTTATCAGTGCCCAGAACGGTGCTGTCGAACTCCATCACAGCAGCAGCCTTGTAGCCGGTGATATTGGTGGGCACAGTGTCGCACTCCCAGCTGAAGGTCTCAGCGTCGGGAGAGTCGTTCATGGTCTCGTGGCTGCGCTCGCTGGGCTGTGCGGTAGCGTTCCACACAACATGGATGACATAGCCGCGCTCCGAATCCTCGTCATCGCCCACCTTGGTCTGCCAGGTAAAGCCGAACGCCTTGCGCTTCTGCTGGCCGATACGCACACCCTTCACGGGGCTGCCGAAGCCGTCGCAGGGCTCGAACTCTTCAGGGTACATGTAGGCCTCAATGGTGAAGCCGTAGTCCTCGCCGGAGATCAGGCGTGCATACTTCTGGTTGTCGGCCCACAGGTCATTGGGTTCTGCGCCGCTGGGGCTCTCGGTCACGCCGGTCAGGCCATTCCAGGCAGCGCCCTTCTCATAGCCTTCGGCATCAGCCTTGGGGTAAACCACACCGTGCGAAACGCCAGCGTGGAACTTGCGGGTGCCGTCTGCATCCCAAATCAGTTTAGCCATAGTTTTTCCTCCTTTGTTTTAGTACCACACGCTGAATACGTCGTGGTACAGATTGTCTGAAACAAAATGGCGGTCATGGCTTGCCTTCTCCAGCAAACTCATGGCCGCCGTCATTTCACTGTCCGGTTTTGTGTCGATCACGGTCACAGTGTAGTGCACCGTCTGGCGATATACCCTGTTATTCGCATCCCGGTTCCGGATCTTGTCCAGTTCGTACCGGATGCAGGGGTATTTCATACGCAGGTTCGCAGGCGGCTGGTAATAGACATTTTCTTCGCCACACCGTGCTTTCACGATGCCGCGCAGGTAAATATCCAGCCCCATCCGCCGTTCACTCAGCTTCACTGCCATGCCACAGTCCTCCCAGCGTCAGCGTCAGCCGCGGGTAGTCCACGGTCACGTCGGTCACTTTCCACTTGCCGCCGTAAAGCGTCACATACCGGATATCGCAAAAGTGCTCGGTGATGTAAGGGTCTGCGATGACGCTCAGCGTGTTCGCAAGGCTGATATCATCGTTCACCTTGTCGCCGGACTGTAACCTGCGCGTGTTCCGTGTCAGGTTGCCGTAACAGTCACGCTCTGTTACGATCTCCGAGTATACGCTCGGCTCTGTCTCCTGGGTCGTTACGAATCCCAGCTTCCCAAACCACTTGCTCATCTTGCACTTTCACTCCATTTTGAATTTTCTGCGGCGCTTATGCCAGTTCATCCTTATTCAGGATAAATTGGTCAATAACAGCGCCGCTCAGGTAGGGTCGCTTGCGGTCCAGGTCACAGCCTTCAGGGTCGAAGCGGTGTCCATGGTCACCACACCTGCGGTACCAAAGGCCACGGGCACCAGGAAGTTTGCGCCCTCCACGATCACCAGACGGCCCTTCTTGAAGGCGTCCTCGATCTCGGCGGCAGTCACGGTCTCCTTCAGAGCCTTGTCCGCGTACAGCTTGTGGTCAGCGGTCTTGCCATAGACCATGTAGGTTGCAACGTGCAGGTCCTTGCCCTGCTCATAGAACTTATTCAGCATAACTCGTTACCTCCTTATCAGGATTCCTGGAACTCGATAGCCATGGCACTGAACGGGGTGGTCAGTGCGCCGGAGCAGCGGGTCTCGATCAGGTACTTCTGCTGGTTGTAGTCGATGTCAAAGTCATCGAACATGTTCACGGCACCGCCCTTGTCCGCACCGACGGTGTAGTCGGACAGGTTCACGATCAGGCCGAACAGCTCACCGCCCTTGGCACCCTTCATGCCAACCATCTGAGGCACGGTCACGATCTCCTTCACGCGCAGGGCCTGTGCCACTTCGCTCTCGTTCTTGTACAGACGGTGGCCGATCTTGTCCTTCAGCAGCAGCATGCTGGTCAGGTTGTCCTCGGTGGTGTACAGGGTCGGGTTACCGGCACCTTTGTAGTCCTTGCGGGCACGCAGGGCAGCCTCCATGGCGGAGTCCATCTTGGTCGCATAGTCTGCGCCGGTGCCGATCTTGGCCTGCACCTTGATGGTGAACAGGTCGTCATCGTTGTAGATCGGGCGGATGTTGCCCTCGTTGATCTTGTCATCGCTGGAGGACAGGCGGCCGTCACCGATCAGGTAAGCGCGGGCCAGTTCCTCGTTCAGCTTCACGCGCATCTCCTGCTTCAGCCACGCGATCACGTCAAAGCCGGTAATGTCCGCCACATCGTCGCGGTCCATCTTCTGCTTCTTGTAAACGGTGGTCGGGGTGGTGGAGCGCTTCAGCAGGCCGAACACCTGTTCCTTCTTGAAGTTGCCCTTGATGTAACCCTTGGCGCGGGCGTCCTCCTCGGTCAGGTCTGCAAACATGCTCTTCACACGGCTGAACGGAATGTGATGCACGCTGCCCATGACCTTGCTCACCCAGCTCTGGTCGTTGTCGATGATGCGGGGCGGGTTGTCCAGCAGGTGGTCTTCCGGGAACAGCCACTCCACATCGTCAATGCCGTGGGCAATAAAGGCATCCTTCATGCTGCCGCAGGTCTTGGCGTCTGCAATGGCTGCGTTGATCTCGTCCGCACTGTGCATCAGCACGCCCTGATCATCATCGTAGTCGAAAACATTGTGCTTCACGTCGTCGTCCTCCTCGTCATAGTCGTCTTCGTCGTCATAGTCCTCATCGTCCTCGTCGTAGTCCTCGTCGGGGTCTTCGTCAGCGCCGCCTTCTGCGGCCATACCAACCAGAGCGTACAGCGCTTCCTTCTGCTCGTCGGTCATGGTGTTCACGACCTCTTCCAGCGTCTTGCCGCCTGCTGCGTTTGCCATATCGTCATCCTCCTCATCCAAGGGATTGTCATCGGGGTCCAGCCCATGGGTCAGGCTGATCCCGCCATCGGTATAGATAACGGCTTCATAGCCATCATCTGCATCATAGTCTGCACTGTGTGCCACGATTTCGTCGATCAGGGCACCCGGATTGCAGCCTGCCAGCACAAGGCTCAGTTCCCGGATCGCGCCGTGCATCACGGTCTTTCCGGCTTTCTTCAGCCCATTCGCAAAAATGGACATGGCGTCGATGTCGCCTGCGCGCACTGCCTCCAGTGCCGTCCGGCCGCTGGGGGTATCGTTCAGTTTCACATAGGCATAAACGCCATCCTTACGGTTCTGCAGCAAAGCATGCCCCAGAACATACTCCGGGCCGGAGTGGTTGTGATTCCACACCACGGGCACCTTCTTGCCGTTATCGCCCTTGAAGGCGTTCGGCGCAATGGTCAGCCCGTCGTAGCACTTCGTGTTGGCCTTGGTCGCATAGCCGGAAAAATCATAGTCGAAATTCACAGCCATTTTGAATTATCCTCTCTCCCTCTCCTCGGCCAGCAGCCGGTCCACGGTTTCCTTGCCGCCTGCCATGGCGACACCGGTGCCGTTCTGCAGCTGCTCCGTGCTTTGGTTCAGGTTCTTGTTGCTCAGCTCGTCCGCGCGCGGGTCCTTGCTCGGCTTCAGGCCGATGACCTGCCGGAACTCGTTCGAGCTCATGATTTCGTTGCGGGTGAACTTGTCCGCCATTTCAGCCACCGTGCCAATGGGCGCCAGCTTGAACGGGTCGCGGAAGAACAGAATGCTCTGCCTTTGGCTCCGGGCCGTTTTGGTCAGGAACTTCCGCTTCATCTCGTCCACGATCGCGCTGATGATCGGCTCCACGATGCGGTTGTAGTAGTTGGTCATCGCGGCCTCGTCTGCAGTCCCGTTCATGATCTCGAGGGTAATACCCAATTGACTGTAAAACATGTTCGTCAGGTATTCGATCTGCTTCAGAAGGTTGTTTTCAAGGCTGCGGTTCAACTGCGTCACCCGCTCGGTGCCGTCCGTCCACGCAATACCGTATTTGCTGTCCCGTAACTGGTCTTCGATCTCCCGTCTGCGCTGGTTCGCCTGTTGGCGGCGTGCCTCACTCTTCACCACATATGGCAGCTGGATGATCAGATCCAACTTACCGGCACCTGCCTGCTCGTCCACAACGTCCAGTAAGCTGAGCTTGCGAATCAGGCGCTGCATGGTGCTGTTGGGTTCATTCATGATGGCATAAAACGGGTTTTCGATAATGGCCACCGTTTTCTTCGGCAGCACCAGTTCTTCTTTCTGGCCGGTTCGGTCGTTGTAAAGCCGTACCCGCACATGCTCCGGGTACCATTCCAGAATTTTGCCTACCCGCATCGAGTAGATTTTGTAGCTGTCAGTGGTCGTCGGGTCATAGTCGGTTTCCACCGGCACCACGGCCACAACGCCTTCGTCCAGCATGCTCATCACAATGTCCTGCACAAGCCCTCGCCCGGTCTGGTCTATGTTTGCCTCCAGATTCAGGCAGTTGTTCAGGCCACTGTCGATGGTACTGTCATACCGTCTGTTGTCGTCCAGCCGTACATGCTGGATGGTAATGGCGCAGCAATCCATGGCAATGCGGTTGTATATGCTGGTTACAAAGGTTCTCTCGTTGCCCCGTGTCAGCCGCACCCGGTCAGGGCGGTAGCTGTAGCCGCCCGCATACCCTCCGAAGTTTGCAGGAGGGTCCCGGTTCAGAAAAGCATTCCAGGCATGTTTCAGCCGGGAGCCGATACTCAATTCCATTTTGAATTTTCCTCCTCCCGGTCAGTCATCCTTCTTCTTTTCCTTTTCCAGGCTTCCTGTGCCCACAGCATTCGCAAGGTCAGGGTTATTGAACAGGCTCTTCACCGTCTGCTGACCAGCGTACAACATGGCACCTGTGGCCATTTTCGTCAATGCCTGCTGACTTGCATTTGTAAATACAGTTTTTACAAAGGTCTGCCCGCCGTTGATCTCCTTGCGCAGGTTCTTCACGTCCTTTTGCAGCTGCAGCCGCTCCCGTTCCAGCTTCAGTTCCCGGTTCGGGTCGTCTTCGCGTACATTGGTCTGTCCGGCAAGGTCACGGTACTGTTTTTCCATCTGCATCCGGTTGATCTGCGCCCGCAGTTCTTCGTCTGTGTAGTCGCTGGGGTTCTTCTTCGGCGCCTTTGGGGCATAATTCGGTTTTTCCTCACTGCCGCCTTTATCGCCGCCTTCTCCGTAGCGTTTCCGGCCTGCGGGGGTCAGAGTGCCGTCCGGGTTCTGATACCGGCGCACACCCCATTTCATACCCTTGATGCCCCAGTGGTAAAGCTCTTCATCCCGTACCATTCTCTCCCTCCTTCCTGTCGGCTGTCCATCAGCGGAAGTAACGCTTGTAGGTCGGCTTGTAGTAGGGGCGCTGGCGGATGTTGTCCATAATATGCTTCTGGGCTTTCACGCGCTCAACGGCTTCCTGATGGCGTTTGCGGCGCGCACGCTTGGCATCCATTTCAGCCTTCTGCTTGCGAACATTCTCGGTGGCGCGCTTGTGATCCACACTGCGCTTCCACTTGTTTCGACTTTCAAGGGTGCGAGCACGGTCTACGCTGCGCTTCCATTTATTGCGCTTCTCGAGGTTTTCGGCACGGCGCTGCTTGCTGTAGCGCTTCATGTCCATGCTGTGCTGTTCGCCAATGCGCTTGGCCTGGGTGGATTCACGCTTCTGCTTGCGGGCGCGCTTTGCATCCATTTCGGCCTTCTGCTTGCGAACGCTTTCATTGGCACGTTTGTGATCCACACTGCGCTTCCATTTATTGCGCTTCTCGAGGTTTTCTGCACGCTTCTGCCTCTGTTCACGCTTAGCATCCATTTCGGCCTTCTGGGCAGCAACGCTTTCATTCGCGTGTTTGTGATCCACACTGCGCTTCCACTTGTTGCGGCGCTCGATATCCATCTCACGCTTTTGCTTGCGAACGCTTTCATTGGCGCGTTCGTGATCCACGCTACGTTTCCACTTGTTGCGACGCTCGATATCCATCTCACGCTTCTGCTTGGCGATGCTTTCGCGGGTCTCTGCGCGCCGGCGAGCCTTAAGAGTACCCTTCGGCAGAATCAAGGCATCCCGGCTTTTGCCCGTCTCAGCATAGGTGCCCTGGCCCGGCGTCCCCTTATTGTTCTTATAAGCAGAGTATTCCTCCGCCGTGTAGAAATAGCGGTACTGGTTTTTACCGCCTTTGTTGCCCACAAGTTCTCGGGCATAGTATCGGTGACCAGCCCGTTCGCTTCCCTGACTATGGGCGAGATAATTCCAGTAGTCCATTTATGGCTCCTTTCTGCGTTCTACGCAATTTACTTTTGTCTTATGGCGTGTTATACTTTGGTTATAAAAATCCATTTTGATGTGAGGATTCTTTTTATGGATACGACAACTTGTCCCCATTGTGGCGCTACACTCTTTGTCGAAGACTCAACTGAGGAGTACATCATCTGCGAATATTGCGGCACTCGCGTGTACTTTCACTACGACCGCAACTTTCAGAACGGATTTGAGGATTACGCCCGACGATACCGTCAGGCAGAACGTTCCCGAAAAGCCCATATACGGAAAAGAGCTTTCCAGAATGCTGTCTCCAGCTTCATGAAAAGGCCGTACCTCTACCTTGCGGGCACGGCAGTCATCCTCTCTCTTGCTATTGGCCTCGGCATTTGGATTCCCCAAGAAAACAAGCGCCGCACAGAACAAACCCAAGAGCTTATCGCTTCCTCGCATCTTGCACAAGGCGAAGTTCAAATCCCGGAAATTCCGTGTCTTAAACGAAATATTTCTGAGATCAAGCTTGATCTGATTGATTATCGCATTGTCGAACACGCTTTTGTAAATGCCGGTTTCACTAATGTCACAACCAGAACTCAGGAATCCACTTCCGACTGGAACAATATGACATACGAAGTTACAATAGATGGCGCTTCCAAGCTTCCTGTTGGCGAATGGTATCCACACGACACGCCCATTGTCATTTCTTATTACACCTATGGCGTTGATGGTTCTAGTTCTTCGGTTCCAACAACATGGGACGATATCGCTAACAACGCCATCAATCGTATCAACAATCTTGCCGACAGCACTTATCAGGACCTCGATTCTCTCGCAGAACAGTATGACGTTTCTGTTTCACGACCCAGAGGCTGAAAGGAGTCAGAACTATGGAAAAAGAAGCTTTTATGTCCGCATCAGAAAATCTCCCGGACATTGGTGTTACTGTGGACACCTGTGAAATTCCGTTCAATTTTGGCGACCCGACACAATTCCACAAACTAGAATCTCTTGAACGGTTCGGTATCACAGTGGATTCTTTTATTCAGCTCTTGCCAAACGCAGCAGTTGCAAACAGCCTTTTATGGGCATATCACCTTCGTTTTCCCGAAGGCGTTGAAGGTACTCTGATGAAACTCGATCAGGGAGGTTTTGCCTCGACTATTATCGGCTCAAACAAAAAGATTGCCGGAAGTGCTTCTCTTTTTCCGCTGGATAAGCAAGCCGCGCTTTTTACTGCTTTTTCTCTGATTTCTTTTGTAACCGGACAATATTTCCTATCAAATATTTCAAGTGAACTATCCCTAGTCAATCAGAAGCTTGATGCAGTTCTTGATTTTCTTGAGTCCGAAAAATACGCTGCTCTTTTGTCCGAGTTGGAGTTTGTTCAACATGCCGTCAAGAATTATCTATCCATCATGCTCCATGAGCCACAACGGGTTGCAATGCTGACAAATATCCAACGTTCTAAAACACAATCCATTGCGGATATTTATTTTTACATGCGGGAGCTCAAACGAGAAACCTCCAGAGCAGTGACATCTGCAAGTTCAATTGAAAATGCCCAAAAGCGTCTTGACTTAACGTGCCAACTGTACACGATTAGCACCATTATGGAAGTCTATTACTCTCAAAATTTTGAACAAGCATACATCGATGATATTCTGGAACATTCGGATAAACTACTAGAATCAGTTTCTAAACGCAAACTCCAATATTTTACCGATTTCGCAGCCAAATCACAGAAAAAATCCGGTTCTACAACTAAGGCTGAAAAAATAGTTCAATCAAAGTGGGACATCCTCATCGAAGATCTCGCAAGCCAAACAAAAGATCCTCTAGTCAAAGTGATCGAGGATGCATTTTCTAAGTTAAATAAGCAGTGCAATCTTTATGTGCTCCAAAACGGAGACATTTATCAGCAAATCAACTAATCACTCAAACGCATCCCGGTTCACCTTATAAGCCACATACGCATCCATCATAGCGGCAACCGCATCGATCTTCTGATCATACCTCTGTTTCAGAAGCTTGCGGTTGCCGTTTGTGTCTTCCAGCGTAATGCAGTTGCCCATGGCAAATTGCATAAGCTGTTCGTCAAACAGCAGCTTTCTCTGCTCGCTCAGCTTCTTCAGCTCACCCAGTGGTACGCTCTCCGTCTTTGCGCCCTGAATGACCTTCTCAATAGCATACTCGCCGTTCTCCCTGGCCCATCGCTCCACAAAGTCTTTTGCGTTGTAAGGGTCGTAGCCAAAGCTTCGCACGTCATAGCCGCTGTTCTCGATAAAGCGATCCAGATCGTCGTACACCTCCATCATGTCCAGCACTGTGCCTTCCATAACAGCCAGCGTTCCTTCTCGCATGAACTCGTCGTACTTCTGCCGCATCGCTTGGGGCAGCTTCGACAGCGTGTAGCTGGTGATGTAGTCTCGTGTCTTTACCCCAAAATATCCGTGCTCCAGCGGAAACAGGAAGGTGAAGGCACAGAAGTCGTCGCCCTGACTAAGGTCAGCGCCCATGCTGCAGGCCATCTGCCAGAAGTCTCGATGTCGGTGAGGTAGCGTCTCCTCGTAGGGGAAGAAATAGGTGTATCCTTCCATGGGAATGCCAAATCGCTTTGCCAGAATGTCGTTGCGGCTGGCAGGGGCTTTCTCAGCACGCTCCACGTCCAGCTGATAAGCCTCGTAACTTACTGTCAAACCAAGATTTGGGTTGGCTTTTATCCACATGGAAGGGTCATTCACTTCGTCAATGGAATCCAGCTTATAGTACCAGATGGAGACGTGGGGGTTCACATAGTCCCCTTTCAGGATGCTCATGAGCTCCATTTTGATGGAGTCGCCGCAGCCGTTACGGACGGTTCCCTCGCTGCTGGTGGCCACGATCAAATAATCGTTCACCTTGCTGGAACCCTGCTCGATGGCACCAATAGGGTCCTCACGGATGGGGCAGCTCAGCCATTCGTCCACCGTTGCAACCTTGTCTCTCCGGCCCTGCAACTTGTCGATGCTCATGGGACGAATCTCCAAAAGGCTGTTGGTCAGAAAATTCTCAATGCCCTTTTTGGTGGAAGCCAATTTTACTCTTCCGCTTGCAGAGCCCGTGGTGTTTTGCAGGCTTCCTTCGGTCATGAAACGATAAAGAGGTCCCCTCGCCCGTGCGATTGCTGTTCGTACCGGTGAGAGGACCTCTTCTGCTTGTTTCATGGTGGGGGCTGTGGTGATCTGCTGTGTAGTGTAGCCGTCAACAGAAAGAAAATACTGCTGAATGCAGCTATCGTACATACTTTTCGCCGCACCTCGTGCCACGATCAGATACTGCTTTCGTACCAGTCGGTGTTTGATGCGCTTCTGCACATAGCGTCCGCCATGCCCGTCCGGGTTCGGTTTATACACCGTGCGCTCTTCAAAGTAGTACCATCCGAATATCTGCTCGGCCCACAGCTTGAAGGTATCCAGCAACTTCAGGTCCGTTCCATCTGTCAGGGTCAGCTCCCGTTCGCAAAACTTCACGAAGCCATCCATAGCCTTGTCGTCATACCAGACACCGGGGTTTGCGATCAGATCGTCGATCCGGTTCATCTCCATAGAGATTTCCCTGCAGACGGGAATTTCGCCCCGCAGCACGGCCTCCCGGAAACGGCCGTAGTATTTTGGCGTAGCCGTATTCGAGAGTGCCATTGGCTTATGCTCCTATCAGATTTTCCAGATCATCCACCAATGCCGATTAAGATACACCGGCTTTAGTCCGTCATGCTTAGCCTCCTAGCTTACTGCTTGTCCTGCTGGGCCAGCAGCTGGGTCAGCTCCTGGTACTGGTCCGCTGTCAGGCGGTCGGCGGCAAAAAAGATATCCAGCTTTTCCGCCAGGCCAGCAGTCTGGCCCCGGTCGATCATGCGTTTGCAGATGCGGTACAACATTTTATGCAGTCTCCTTTCAGGTGATAGTGGGGTCCACCCCGGCTTCCAGCAGGGTCAGGCGGTATTCCTGGTCCACGGCCAGGGCGTCGGTGTCGGCCTGGGCGGCCTGGGTCTCTGCCACCAGCTCACCTAAGGTGGGGTAGTGGTAGCCGGAGAGCCAGAGCTCGATGGCGTTGCTGTAGTTCGAGCTGCTGTAAGGGCCTTGTATGTGCAGCGTACCGTCTGCCCGGAAGGTCATGGTGCACACAACATTCGCCGGCGTAGTATCAAAGACATGGCTGGTGTTGCCGCCCCGCGCCAGGTCAAATTCAGTTCCGGTGTAGGTGTCACACTTGGTCCGGATGTGGACATAGTCCACTCCGTCGGGGATGGAAACATCATAGGTCCTCCACTTGTTGGGGCTTTTTGTCTGCTGGTTCCACACCAGCCGGGGTGTGGACTTTACCGCCACGGCGGCAGCGATCTTATCGTTGAGGGTCTTGCCGCTGAGGGTGCCGTCCGGGGCGATGTCCAGGTAGTCCCCCACCTTTACGCCGCCCAGCTGGTCCGCTGTGGCGGCAGGCAGGGCGTACTGCTCTGCTGCAGACAGCGTGCCGTCAGGGGCAATATTCAAGCCAGTTCCTACTTTAACGCCGCCCAGCGTGGTTGCTGTGGCGGCAGGCAGGGCGTACTGCTCTGCTGCAGACAGCGTGCCGTCAGGGGCAATATTCAAGCCAGTTCCTACTTTAACGCCGCCCAGCGTGGTTGCCGTGGCCGGCGGCAAGGTGTAGGGCGTAGTACCAACGGCCAATGGTCCAAATGCCATTAAAAGGTCCTCCCTTATGATGTAATAATATGCAGCCAATGCCGCCGTGGGGATATGCTTTGCCCGCAAACGGAGCACACCGGACAGACTTTCAGAGCTAGAGAGAAAACATGCTGTTTCTGCGACATTTTGACCTGCCGGAGTAATTTCGACTGCCACTACATCATTCTCCGTCAGACCAGAGACAGGAAGATCCACATAATATGGATAACCGTAATTCCCGTCTTGCTGCCAGCCTGTGGTCGGGATAGTGAAAGCAGTAAGCGTAACCTTATCTGCCTTGGCCTTGTCCAATGCCGAAACCGCACCAGACACGGTGACCGTCAGCGTGCTCAATTCCTGCAGCACTCGCTCCGAAACATCCCGCAGGCCGGCCAGGATGGTCTGAAAGCTACTCATTGATTACGCCTCCGCAAATACCTCGTCCAGCATGGCCTTCACTTCGGCGGAAGTTGCCAGAACCAGACCATCAAGTTTGGTCTTATCGGCGGCAGACATCAGACCTGCGTTGGTAGCAGTGGCCTCGCCATAGGAAACGAGGGGCTGCCAGGTGCCATCGCCACGCAGGAACTTACCCTGTGCCCCGGCAGGAGGTGCGGGTACCAGACCGTTTGTGCCAGCAGCAGAAGACGTTGCACCGCTCATGGGAGAATAGGTAGTATTGGTGCCAGGAATGCCCAGACCCGTAATATCCGCCTTCGTCACCGGCGCAACTTCGGTAACATGACCGGAGGCATCCACCGTCACCTTGTACAGGCCGCTGCTTCGTGCCGTATAAGTCGGATGGGTGTACTTGTTTGCACCCTCGGCGATTCCGGCCAGCTTGGTACCCTCAGCATCGGTCATCAGACGCTTGCCGTTTTCTTTCTGCATATAACCGCTCAGGTCAACGGTGGTGTCGTCCAACTGCTCCATGGTGTAGCTGCCGTTTGCGCCCTTGATCTTGGCGTAGATGTCGTAGTGCTTGGTCTTGGGGTTCAGCACCAGGTACATCACGTTTTCGGTGGCACTGTCCACACCGGGTACGGTATCAACCTTCTGGAAGCTGGCATGGCCAGTCTTGGCGATGGCCGTCTGAATAGCAGATGCCACCTGTGCGCTGGTCTGCCAAGAGCTATCATTGGTCAGCTGACTGGTCTTGGTGGGCACGGTAATATCCACAGCCTTGGCGTTGACCGCCTGTGCCTGACCATTGACCTTGATAGTCTCGATGACGTTTGCCTGACCACCCTTGTTTTCCAGAGCCTTCATGCGTGCCTTCAGTGCTTCGTCTCTTGCTTTCTGGCGATTTGCCAGGTCCTGAAGGTCACGCAGTTCAGGAATATGCGATAAATCGTAAGTTGCCATTAGTCTTCCTCCTTAAAAATCTCATCCAACATTTCTTTTACTTCTTCGGCACTTGCAACCCGGATGTTGATTCCGGCCACTTCTCTCACAAATGCCTCCCACGCCGGCGTTCCAGGCCGAGGAAGCTGTCCATCTTCTGTTCCACTATTTGCAGCAACAATATACATGAGGTCCGCACTGGTGATCGTCATACCGTCACCATCGGTCCCCTCGAAAGTGCATACGCCCTTTCCTGCATTTTGTGTCACAATATCTGGAACGTCAACGAACCCATCCTTTACCAGGGATGTCCCCAGCGTTTTCCCACATGCAGTATGCCAACAGACCCGCACAGTAAGGTTCTCCCATTCACCACGAGGGTCTATGGCAAGACGGTAAACTCCACGATTTCCGGCGTATCCGAGTGCCAGAGCAATCGTATTACCGGGCGGTTGGGCCGTCCCATTTGAGCGCAGCGTGACCGCAAGGTCTATCATGTCGTCACCCCTTTTGCTTAATATCCGGTTCCAACAAGACAACGGCAATCGTAAGCTCCTTTGCCGGCTTTGTTTTTGACCAGAACTTAAGTGCGCCATCCAACGCCTGACAGGTCTCATACAAGCCTGCTGCAATCGCAGATGGGACATCATCCGGCTCGACAGTTGCGATTGGAACCAGAAATGCCGTGCATTCCGCTTTTTCGAGCGTACAGGAATATGCGGCATCTGTATCACTTTTGTTCCACTCCGTCACAGGGATCCTCACAAGTTGTGAACCAACAATTCCTCCGTTATAGGAGGTTGTGATGCTGTCCAGCAGCCTGCCTACGTTCGTCTCGCTGGTCTTTGCGGCGGCAGCACTGGTGGCAGCTCTCGACTCGCTCTCCTTTGCGGCGGTTGCGCTAGATGCAGCCTCGGCGGCACTGCTCTGAGATGTTGCGGCACTGGAATTTGCTTTTGCCGCACTGCCAGCGGCATTTGTCTCGCTGACTTTAGCCGCATCGGCACTGGTTGCCGACTCTGCTGCCGAGTTCTTTGCGTTCTTCTCTGACGACTCCGCAGCGGTTGCGGCTTCGATAGCAGCATTGGCACTGTTAGCAGCATTTGACTCGCTAACTTTAGCAGCTTGCTCACTACTCGAAGCAGCAGTTTGACTGGTCTTTGCCGCATCGGCACTGGTTGCCGCTGCGTCTGCGCTTGTGCCGGACGAATCTGCGTAGGATTTTGCGTTCCGCTCGGCATTGGCGGCTTCAGTAGCACTTCGTGAAGCGGCCGCTGCTGCCTCTTCTGCCCCGGTCACCAGCGTACCGGAATAGATCATCAGGTCATTCTTCAGATGTGTCAGATAATCTACGATCTCCGGTATATCCCCACCTTCGTAGGGTTCCAAACCTTCAAGCACAGTTCCTGAGCCGAGGGTGGTGTGGTAAGCCTTCTGGACGACCCCGTCGACATCCGTCATAAAGCAGTTCACCACGAACAGAACGGTTCCTTTAACCATAGTAGCATCTGCGGCCACGGTCCAGATAAAACAGAAGCTGTCAGTCTCCACGGTCTTTTCCGTTACCGTAAAATAATTGATGTCGCCGTCCGCATTCTGGTAGTTGATCCTGATGCAAAATTCGGACAAGTCAGACCCATGATAAAAGCGATTCATCCGGAACCGCACACGGTTCACATCCTTGTCTCCTTCTACGCCCAGAACAACGCCTCGTTCAGGAACGGTGATGATACGCAAATGCTCGTCAATGATGAACGAAAGCTCGTCATCGCATCCTGCCTGATTTGCTGATTCCAGCAGCTCGTCAATACTAGCCATTCGTTCACTTCCTTTCAAAGATTATCGTTTACAAGCCCTTCCAGACTCACACCATTTCCGATAGTGGTCCCAAATGCCTGTTCGATTTTTCCGTTTGCTCCTCTTTTCACGCAATAGACAGTGAATTGCACGGTGCCTTTGTAGGAGACCACATCTTTTCCCACGATCCACGTGAAGCTGATTGCATCCTCAGTGACCGTTTTGTTCACCGCATCAAAGCCGCCACGCTCATCCTCGGCATTATCGTAAAGAACTTGGATTTCAAAGTCCGAAAGATCGGTTCCACGATAATACCGTGGCATCCGGAACCGGACGAGATTCACGTCTTTGTCTCCCTCTACGCCCAGAACAATGCCTCGTTCGGGAACCGAGATCAGTCGAAAGTCTTTGTCGATCACAAAGCATAGTTCTTCTTCATCCCGATTCGGCTCGACCATGGTTGCCAGAACTTCTTCCACACTCGCCATCACGCCACCTGCTCAACCAACACCGGATTTTTCTTCATCCGGGTCTTGCCGGTCTGACCGATCAGTTGTACTTTAAAGCTTCTGCCGTCGGTCACATCATCGGGCACAGTGCACTCAAAGTCGGCATTCAGCGCAACAGCGTATTCGTCATTGAACACCATGACTTTCTTTGCATAGAGCCAATCATTGTCTCTCAGTTGCACATGGCAGCGCAGATACCCTTTGCTTCCGGCCATGATGCCGGAAAAATCGCCCTGCTTGGAAAGCTTCTGACCTTCCACAGCAAACATCAGTTTCCGCATCCAACTTCCTCCTTATCGCATTCGGTATACAGCCGCCATTCCAGCTCGCTGATCATACTCTTGGTCGCATCCATTACACTACTGGACTGAGGAGGATCGAACAGCAGACGAACTTTCATCGCCACGTAGCTTTTTACAGCTTCAATGTCGGATTTGTTCTTACAGAAATCACTCCAGGTCGCCGTGGCGTCAACGATACCAAAACCCTCCTGCGGTCCTACGCCCATTTGACGAAGGATCATCAGCACGCTGTTAATGTGCATGATAAGGTCGGTATCAAAGGCCGCATACTCCTCGGTCAATCCAAGGAGCTTCTTCACCGAGGTCAGGATACTGTCCATTTTTTGTCACCTCAGTTCGCAATGCACTGGTTATCCCATTTCTTGTAGGCATCCAGGTAGGTCTCGTTCCTGTCGCCGTTGTGGGTGATCTCGTAGTACATGCCGTCTGATACGGTGGTGCTCACCAATGCCTTCCAGTTCTGCAGGGTTTTGCAAAACCACACGATGAACACGTCCTCCATCGTCAGCTTCTTGCCGTCGGTCACGTCCACATGGGCGTTAAAGTAGTCCACCACCAGCTGCTTTGTGCGGTTCATCATAGCTTCGTTGTTCATTTTGTTTTCCTCCTTTTGTTATTCCTCGTGGTCCATTACACCCTCGGCTGCAATGGCTGCATTTGCCCAGAACAATGCCTCGTCCAACTTCGTCAGCGCCAGACTGCGCTCACGGCTCGGCACAATGCACCGCACCATGTGTTCTGCCTCCTGCATCTTCAGCCGCAGGTTCGTGCTGTATGCCGCTTCCGCAACATTAAACTTTCGTACCGGATACATCTCATTTCCTCCAAGGACAGGTATCGCCCGGTCTTCGTTCTGTATACACCGGCTTCAGGATCGCATCATCTCCATAGTGGATGGCTTTGTGGGTGCAGTCGCTCACGCAGATCACGTTTTCCGGGTCCAGCAGTGCGTCCGTGTGCCCCAGTACGTCTTCCTTCGTCAACGGGTTTAAGTGGTGGATAATAATGCGCGGACGGATGGGTTTGCCGCCTCGTATCACCCAGTCCGTGATCTCGTGCTCTGGATGTGCCAGATCGCAGCCCATATCCCGCACAATAATCTTGTCCCGGAACTGCCGCCATTCTCTCGACTGGTAAAAGCTCTGGTTCAGATATCGGTCAAAGCCGAATGTGTCATGCCCGACAGCGCCATGTAGCTGCAAATAATGGAAGCGGTCTTCAAAAGCGGCATACTGGCAAAGCTCAGAGTATGTCTTCCTGCTCATCCGCTCAGTACCCCATACACCAGCAGACCATGGCAAATGCCGTGCAGATCATTGAAAGATAGATCAGTTTGCCATGCAGGTTCTCAAGGCCTCCAGCTTCGTCATGACAAGCACACGCAAATGTAAAGATCAGTGTACACCAGCATCCGAACCCGCCGATCCGCTTATCAATGATTATTGGGAGTCCAACCGCGATGGCCGTCAGAAGCGACAGAATACTAGGAGGCAGATACCACCAGTAGCGTGTGCTTGTTGGTTGTTCTCTGTCCGTAAGAATACACGCCAGCTGAAGCCACGGCAGTGCTGCCATCAGCCAGAAGCAAACTTTCTCAAGTCCAGTCATTGCCGTCATCCTCCTCGTCCTGTCCGTTGTAGATGCGCATGGCCTTGATGGCTTCAGCGTACATCTCTTCGGTGTTCTTTGCCGCCTGCAATGCCTCTGTTTTAGCGCGCAGCAGCTTGTTTTCTTCTTCCAGCTTTTCTTTTTCGAGTCTGGCCTTTGAGCCGGAAAGCCGCAGGTAATAGGTCGTCTCCGCGCTAGAGGCGGTTCCTTCCCGCAGGCGCTTTTCTACCAGATCGACCGCCAGCGAGATCATCTGGTTTTCTCGTGCTTCTGGAGACAATGCCGGCCGCATTCCGACATCATCGCCAGACGAGACCTTCTTTGTCTTCATGGAGTTTTCAGTCCTTTCGGGTAAGTTTCAGGCAGGCTCGTATGGGTTCTGTCTGGTAAGCTGGTGCTTTCTGACATGTCCTGTAGAGTTTCACCATACCTTCTGCCGCATTTTGATTTGTAAATGGCTTTTGTAAGGGCTTATGAGAGCTGTTTGAGAAAATGTGTAGAATCATTTGAAAGGAAATTTTATGAAGGGAGAAAACCAAAAAGATGGAGGATCAACACTATCTCATAAGCCCTTACAAAAACCTCCGATTCATACGTTTCCGGATTCATGTTAAACAAAAGTTTACAATTCTCGTAACAACGCAAAAAATCGGAGACAATACACACAGCCAAAGTTTGTATACTATGCTGTTTGTGTGCAAACCGGTCTTGCGTGCCATCGCAGGGCCGGTTTTTATATGGAAAAATCAACACTCAGGCCCTGGTCTACACCCCAAAACCCAAATATCAATTTTACCCCCGGGGAAATATCAAGGAGGCGCGCGATTTAGGGAGGGGGTGCTTTTTTCGAGACCCCCCTCCCCTGTCAACGTGCGTTTTTACGCAGCGGGCACGCCATTTTCTGCATCGGGGATGGTCTTTTTGATCTTCCGGTACAGGTTGAGCGGATCAGCCTTGATAATCTGATCAATTGCAAGCTCAATTTCGTAAGCATTTTCGTTATCAGTCAGCTGACTGGAGGTGTATGTGAGCCGTGCAAGGAGCCCGCAGGAGTTATACCCATGGTCGCAGTCAAAACGATACCACTGATCGAACTGGTCGCACGGATCATACGGATTGTCAACCGTAGTAATGAAACAACGAGTCATGTTTTCGCTTCCTTTCGACCTTATTTGTTCAGTGCATCATAAATCGTGGATTTCGGGACGCCGCAGGCTTCAGCAATTTCAGCATAGCTGTAACCGCCAGCAAGCATTGCCTTTGCTTTCGACATCTTCGCAGAAGAAAGTGTTGCGCTTGCTTTCGGCATTGCGCGCTTAACGATTTCTGACGAATCAGAACTGTTCAAGAACTTTGTCAACATTGAATCCGAAATTGCGTGGTTCTGAACAGCTTCCCATTCACGATCAGAGAAGACAATCTTGGTCTTACTGCTGCTTGCACCGACCTGTTCACGGGCACGGTTCATCTCAACGGCGGAGATCTTCTTGATTTCCTTCTTATCTTCGCTATTGTTGCGGTCAAGACCGCGATCTTCGATGATTGCTTTGATGCGAGAGTTTGCGATGATCATGGCGCGGCGTTCTTTCGGCTTGTTGGCCAGAACAGCTTCGTATTTTGCCTTCAAAGATGCCACTTCCGGCGCATACTTCTTTGCTGCTTCCGGATCACGCTGGATGCCCTTCATATTGACGGCCTCTTTGCGTGCCTGGTTGGCCAATGCTTTCAGGGAGTTGGAAAAGTCCGCATAGAGTTCCTCCTGCTTCGTACCAGAGGACAGGTCATGCACGTCTTTGGTAATGGAAATGCGACTGACTTCGGTTTCGGCCGGTTTTGTAGTGACTTTTTCCTCGCCAGTACGCTTACTTACCTTCTTGACGTCATAGGTACGGCCGCTCTCCTTATAGATAAACTCGCCGGTCTCCTTGTCAATGCGCACACTACCGCGACGTTCAGGCACACGGACCGTCTGCTTACGACGGGAGAGCAGAGTGGATGCACCACCGTACTTCTCGTTGCCGTCCTCGTCCACCCGGATCTGGTACTTCTTCTTCAGCTCCTGGATGCCATTCTCACGCTCCGAACGCTTATAGTCCAGACCATGCTTCTCAGCATCAATGACAACCATGGAGTGGCGCACTGCACGCTCCAAGTCCTCATTGGTTGCTCCGCGCAGGGTCATGTCCGTAATCAGATTGGAGATGATGCCCATCTCTTTCTGCTTCTCGTCCTTCTTCATCAGACGAACGTTGTTCGGATTGCCTTCGGGTACGGCATACTCGACTTTCGGGTCGAAGTTCTTCAGACCAGGAAGCGGATCAGTAGAGTTGATGCGTACCTTATCGCTCATAGGGATGGCCATGACAGTATCGCCATCGAAGTCCGCACCAGACAGACGCTCTGCAACCTTCGAGCTGATGCCAATTGCATCACGAACATTGCCAAGCGTGCTCTTGCCGTTGGGGTTCTTGTTGTTTACCGTAACAATCGGAATCTCAAAGGTGCCTGCATGCGGGTAACGAACCAGTGCAAGCTGCGTACCATTCTCATAGGTCGGGCAGTAAGCTTCGGTTTCCTTGATCTTATCCAGCGGAAGAATAACTTTCGTGGACTGGCCCGGAAATGCAGATGCTTTCAGGGTCATTGACGTGCCATCACACTTGTCCGCAAAGTCGAGCAGCATCTTCTTCTGGACAGTCGGGTTCGTATAGTGCATGATCTCATCATACTCAGCCCGATAATCTGCCATGGTAAGGCTCAGCTGCTTTTCGATCAGTTGTTTTGGCTGCTTGGAGAGGAACTGAGAAGATACGCTCTTAGACATATCGTCCCAGTCACCTTCCCATTTCAGCTTGTTGATAGGAGAAAGATGCTCTTTACCATCCGAGCCAATGTAAGTGCTCTGGCCTTCTGCCGTAATAGCAGCACCAAAGGGATTGTTCGGATCGTTTTTAACTGCCTTGAGAACCTTCATCTTGGGCGTGCCAGAGGGCTTGTTGGTGTTGAACATAATATCCACACCGTCAGGCAGGTTGTCAGAGTACATTGCCATGCCCTTCAGGTAGTGGCTGTTGTCCACCATGATACGAACCTGCGCATAATGGGAGTTGCCAAGATCCAAATCAGCCACTCCACGACGAATCTCCATCACACCGTCCTTTGCCAGTCCGCCTTCATCGCCGTAGCGAATGGCAACGCGGGATGAGTCGATGCTGGAAGGCGGATGGAGCTGACGAAACGTGCTACCGCCATCATCGGAATGGTAGTCGCCCAGAGACTGAATATCATCCTGATGCTGATATGCATATTTCTGATCATACTCAGGCTTTGCCAATACCGTAATGTTGGTCTGCTGACGCGAATTCGTGGGCTGTTTGATACCGACGCCATAGCGCTTGTAGCCGTGCTCTGCTTCCAGAATATAAACGGCCTCATCCAGCTTGCCTTCTGATACGCCGAGAGTCAGATTGGTGCCCTCGGAAATATCAATCATACCCTTCTTGTCGACTTCCTTCTTCAGGGTCTCGGCAATCTTCTCTGCCTGATCCTTTTTAGTACCGACACCATTTTTGTACATGGAGCGGACAGAGGATTCCGGCATATTGAGTCGTCTGCCGATTTCGTTCCAGCCAATATCAGGGTTCTCTTCCTTGAGTTTCTTGATCTGATCGTACTGCAGCGCCTTACGGTCATGGCCGGCTTTGGTGCGTGCCACACGGAACTCGGTTGCGCCCAGCTTGTACTCATCAGGCAGGGTGTCGTTGATGGCGTTGAGAATATCATTCTCGCCCATGCCCTTGGCCTTCAGCTGCTCCACACGGGACAGAAAGTCACCGGAGTGCTGGTAAGGCGTCTCACCGCTGCCCCAAGGATAACGACCGGAGTGACGCTTGGTGCCGTAGTGCTCCAGAATATCACCCTCGCTGCCGTAGTCCACACCAAAGTAGTTTCTCAAGTCTCTCTCAATCGGATTCATTTTAGCACACTCCCATTTTCAACTTTGCAATGATCGGATCAAACTCGCGGATCTTCTCCATGATCGGTTCAATTTCCTCTTCACCAGGATTTGCGATGAGAATATCATCGGACTGGTAGATACGGTTCTCGATCTGGATGTTCTTCGGCTTGATACGATACTCGAGGCAGAACAGCGCATCGTAGATATAAAGCTGTTCCATATGTGCCGGGATGACGCCGGTCTTGAGGTCGTGGATTCTAAGAATATCATCCCGGAAGCAGATCGAGTCTGCTGTGCCGAAACAGTTCTCAGAGAAATATAACACCTGCTCAGGTGTCATGCGGAAACCGATGGCATCGTTGACGTAGTTGTTCAGCGTCTTCTTGGAGCGTGGCAGCTTCTGACCCAGAGTGATGCACTTTGCTGCAAATTCATGCAGTTCGGTTCCCTTTTGTGTTGCCATAAAATTGGTGTACGCGCTAGCAATCTTGTCCGGATCATAGTTGATCCAGTGATACTTACTAGCGCTGAGGAAGGCATGTTGTCCTGCCAACCTCGAATGATCGTTGAAGGTCATTCAGAATTTCCTCCTTGTTCTCCGGGTAAATGAACGCGGCATAGCTCATTCGGTTCATCAGGTCTACATAGTAATCCTGATTTGGCCGATGGGATGCTGTTGCAGAACGCTTACCTTCGAGTGCTGCCCATCTGTCTCGATACAAAATCAAGAGATCCGGTATTCCCTGAATCTCATTCGGATCGACATGCAGGACCATGCAGCCCGGGAAGCGTTTCTTGAGTTCTCTTACCAGGTTTGTCTTGAATTGGTTCTCCAGCATAATTTCCTCCAAAAAATTAAGAGGAGTATAGCGTCACGAGACGCATTCTCTCCTCTCCATAAAAGAGCATGTATTTTTCGCGACGAAAGACGGCGAAAAAAGGCGAAAGAAGGCGAAAATCATGCAAAAGAAAAAGACGCAGATTGCTCTGCGCCTTCGTCTCATAAATAACTATTTACAGCTCTTCGCCGCGATGCTGGTAGAAGAACAGGTACCAGTCTGGCACACCGGCCACCAGAATCCTGCCATCATCGTACTCGAACTGTCCGTAATCTTCATTCAGTTCAAGGGTAGCGAACTCGTACTCCGCAAGATCAACGTCATGATTGATCTTGTCTTCCTCAAGCGAAATATCACAAGGAGCACACGTCCATGTTCCCTGTGTCACTTCGACCATCTTTCTTCCGCAGTCCGGGCACAGAGGAATCTTTGTATGAAGCTCAACGTACTCATTTGCATAGCACGTCACCTCGTTCCCTGCTGCATCGGTTGTGGTCCATTCTTCAAAGCCATCGTCGTTGATAAAGCGGTTCGTATAAGTCATCTTCATTACCTCATAAGCATCTAATCGGTGTTGTACTGTGGTCATCTCGAGTATACATCATCAGGTTGGGTTCTTACAAGTGAATGCCTTGAGCAAATCGTGAATTTTACGGTTCTGCCCACTTGCCCACTTTTTCTCTCTATCTATTATAATATTTTTTATTTTTTTATAGTGTAATAAGAAAAAAAAGTGGGTTTTTGGGCAGAAGGGCATTTTTCATCAAAAATATAACGAATTTACGTTAATTTCTATCCAAAAATCGTGCCCACTTTTGATTTTAAAAGTGGGCAGAAAGTGGGCAAATGGCCGGAAATTATGAATAATTTGTAAACGAAACACCCGATTTTCTATCCTATAATAGAATTTCACACTTCTGACACACAAAAGCCCAGAAAAAAGTGGGCACGAAAATATAAAAGTGGGCAAAAAAAAAAGACGCTGAATATACCTTCAACGCCTTTCCTGCCCAAAATATCTAGCTGCTGTCGTTCCAAAATCTCATCAGAAATATCATCTCCCTTCCTGTTTGTTTATATAATCTGCTGCCGCATAGACAAACCAACGCGGTGCGGGTGGCTGTTCAAGACCGATACCAAGCAGCCTGTACATGTCCTGACCGTGACTACGCCAAGCAACTGCTACTGTCTTTCGTATCACGTCACTGAGCTGCTTTCGATCAAGGCCATACCGCTCGGCAAGAATATCATAATAATTCCTGGCCTCATTCCTGCGAAGGTTCGTCCGCACAATATCAATGGCCTCGCCAACGGTCTGGAATCCTGCAAGCCAGTAGTCGATACCAACGTCCAGCAAAAAGGCCTGCGTTTCGTATGTCACAGTCATGCCTCCTCACAGTCTTACAAAACAAACCGCAAGTGCGCCACACCCCAGCATTACTGCAACATCCAGAAAATCCCTTCTGGTTACCGTAATATGGATAGGCTTATCTTTCTCAAACTTCCATGCACGCGCTGCCAGCTGAAAGCCCGTCCAAAGCCCATGAAAATACAGGCAAAATATCAATGCCAAAAGCATAAATCGAATCAAGGTACTTCAACTCCCTTCTGAATATCATACTTCAGCAAGACTTCTTCCCCGAGCGCTTTCCGCCAGTCCACAATTGCCGAATCCAGCGCAGCTTTCGAGGCTCCATTTCGTTTACACAGATTTATAGCTTGCTTATAAGACAAGTTTCCGTCAATATATTGCCCGGCCACAATATCTGCCGTATCAGTCTCATCAATCATTCCTTCACACCACTCCCCTTCCGCGTCTGGTCATCCTTCGGCCAGTACGTGTAAATATCATCGAACACCACCGGGATCTTGCTCTGCAGTTCCTTCAGCAGCGGGCACATCAGTTCACGCATCTGAGGATGGGCTGCCACAGGAGTCCGCAGCTTAAAGATGTTGCGCCATTCACGGTAGTTGGCCGTCACCACGATCTCGGTTTTCAGGCACAGCGGCAGCACGCAGCGGGCCTGTTCGGGACGCATACCGTTAGCAATCATAAGCTTGTAGTCCTTTTCGGCATAAGTCATGGCTTCAAGGAACGAACTCTTAATCGTAACCTCGCTATCGTTCAGTTCACAATACTGCTCGCCACGAATATAAGAAGGCCAGATAAACGTCAGCTCTCCGCCAAACTTCTCCTTCGAGTAGTTGCAGTAGCGGGTGCTCTCCTGTGCAAAGCTCGCAATGCGATGCCGCACCAGCTCATTGGCCACACCACGGTCGCACGTAAACAGCACGCTCAGCTGAGAATGCTCCAGCATAGCCTCATGCCCCTGCTTCACCAGAAAGCGCACCAGCTTCTTTGCCGACTCACCGTCCGGCGTGATCTTGTCCTCGCTCTTGTAGCAGACCCGGGCAACGCGCTCGATCTGCTGCAGCTCCTTGATGCCGCCCTCAGAAATATCAGTGAGGATTTCGTACTTAGGTTCAATGATTTTCATAAAATGTTTACCTCCACAATATTGTTTGCATCGTTCAAATTCAGGCCGTCTCCCCTAACTTAACTTCACGGACTACCCGATCAAACTCTTTGATCTTTTCGATAATCGAATCGATGTCCTCAAAAGTAGGATTGGCGATCAAAACATCATCGTTCTGGTAGATGCGGTTTTCGATTTGAATATCGCACGGCTTGATGCCATGTTTCAAACAGAAAAGTGCATCATAAATGAGAAGTTGCTTCATATCTGACGGTTCATGCTTGGTTCTCAGAGCATGGATGCGCAGAAAGTTGTTTGTGAAGTCGATTGCATCAGCCACACCATAGCAGTTCTCGGAATAATAAAGACCCACCTCAGGTATCATGTGAAAATCAATCGCGTCATTGATATAGGCGTTGAGCGTCTTCTTGCTCTGAGGAAACTTTCGCCCAAATCTAATGCTTCTCGCCGCATATGCATGCGGGTCCTTGATGCCTCCCTCAGGTTTAACGAATTTCATAATTAAATCTCCTTTTCATTAGTGAATCCACCATTTCGAGCTGACTGAGGCTCTTTCCATTACCCCTTTGCGGAATTATGTACCCGAGATGAGCCATTTGTTTATGGTCACAGGATTTCACTTTGGGACACTTCTGGCATTTTGGAGCAAGAATGGTGATCGCTCCAAAGTCTTCGTTCATAAACTATCCTCTCGCTTCAACTTACACTCCCAGTCGCCACAGATATCTCCGCAAGCGAACTTCTTCGCGGTTTTCATGCCTTTACGGATAGCCTCCTGCTTGTCGGTCGCCCTGACTTCAAAGGTCTGATGCCCACCGCCGTTGTCTATGCAGGAAAATATAAAGGTGTGTTTCATATATTGGCTATCCTTTCTGCTTCGGGATCTCGTAAAATTGAATCCCATTCACTGATAAATCTCTTCAGATTCGAGTCATCGATTTCTGGCTGCATGGTTTCTGCATCGTAACTCATAGTAACACTACCGGTTTTATGAAAGCCAAGTTCGCATACGGGACAGATGATTTTATAATCAATTTTCAACATGCCTCCAGTTTGGCATGTTCCACTGGCAGCCAACCGCACTTTATGATAGCATACCGGACAACATCTCATAAAAAGTCCTCCGTAATAGCTTGTACGAATATATCGATTAGTTTGTTCAGGAAAACGACCACGCGATATGGCCAACTATTGAGTTTGCTCTTAGACCCGCAGTCCTTTTCTTGAATATCAGAATATACCACCGATCTCTCATATACAGGAACCCGCACAGCAGGTGTACGAATTGCTGCATACGGAATATTATCTACCCACAAAATTGGTTCCTCACAGCATTGAACTTCTTGGGCGCAGATTTGCCGAATATCTTTTACACTGTATGCTCCAGCTTGTGCTATTGCGTTTAATGCCTTGGAAAACTTCTCAACATCATCCATCTTCTGTCATACCTCACAGCAAAATCCGAAATAGCGTGAACCAGATTACCTTCAGCGTAACTGTAATGATAATCAGCCATGCACAGATAACCATGGTCATAGCCAGCACATGCCCGAAGAACACTCCGAGCTTTGTCCAAATATCATTCATCGTTATCAACCCTTTCAAACCCTGCAAACTTTCCGAAACCAATATTTCCATGCTCGCAGTGGTGAACCGGTTCATATATTTTCAATTCAGGCACATGATTTAGAGCATCGGCTAAACCGACATAGCAGAGACCATCATTGAATTTCTGTTCGCATAAGCTGCATTTGTAAGCTGGAAAATAGAATGTTGTCACCCCACACACCTCCTAACCGCATCCACCCGGCACTCCGCAGCGTTCAACTCAAAAATAGCCGCGTCCACAAATTCCGGGTCACAGTGCTCGAAGTGGTTCCGAGCCACTTCCAAATCCCGCAAAGCCTCACGCAGGATATTAACCGTCGTCGGGATCGGCTCCATGCGGAATATCTTTTTGACATACTCAGCGATTTTTCGCAGCATTTCTACACCTCCACATCTTTGTGACTTGACGAGCCGTGAGCCAGCCCTCAAAATCATCATGCCGTCCGCCAGGAAGAAACTCCTGATTGTCCGGTCTATCCATTTCAGGCCAACGACGTCCATAAGTATGAGGAACCTTAGCGTGCTTCAGCAGAATATCCAGCTTCTGCATCTCGGTCATGTGATTCCAAACTCGGAGTTTCCATGTTTTCTTAGACATGTTTCTCATTTCTGCATTTCCTTTCGTCAGCCTCCATGGCCTTTACGATTTTATGCTGAATATAAAGCACACAGCCAGCCTGACTATCACACCCGAATGAAGCCAACAGTCCAGCAATAGCATTCAGAGAGTTTAAATCCTCTTCAGCAAATATCATTTAGCGTTCACCGTTCCTCCTGATACTCTACGATTTTGGTCGCTTCACTCTGAACCCGGTGTAAGAAACCACACATGCCCAAGTAACCGCATTCCGCCAATGTGCCCGCGATATCGCCCAACATATCCATATCGGCTCTTGTGAGATTAACTTGAGGAATAACTTCAATGTTCTTCTCTGTGATAAATGGGGTATAGTCTCCACAGTGGCAGCATCTGAGTTTCATTCTGTGCATAAAGATGTTCCTTTCAGCTAAAAAATAAAGAGCCGCAGATTTCTCCACGGCTCTCGCCTTTTAGTTAATTATTCTCAGCGTTTAACATCATCTTTGCCATTTCATTAGCACCCGTCACAAACATCTTGCCGAATAGGTTCTTTTCGTTTTTCTCGACATGTTCCAAATATTCGGGAATACCACCTTCCAAATCGGTGCACCCACCGTGTTCGGTTGCATAGCCAAGTACCATGCCGGCTCCTTCGCCGTGCCAATTTCCTAGCTTCCAAATAGTGAATGCGCCAACGCAAAGTGCTCCCACCTTTGCCGCAGTCGTCATAACTTTGTTCATGTTCATAATTCGTACCTCCAAAATATAATTCTGAGACTAATCATCTCATAAAGGAAGCTGTTATTTTCGCGTCTTCTCCTCGAACTTCAGAGGCTTAACCGTACCCTCCCGCGCACACTCCGTCAGGCACTCGTTGCAGGGCTCGTCCGTCTCCAGCACCTTGAAGTTCTTGCACTTCGGGCAGTAGGTTGCATAGTCCACTTCACGCATCCAGTCATTCATTATAATAATCCTCCTCCGGTACCATAGAATATTCGCGGCAGTTTGGACATTGAATTAAGGCTGTCGGGCATTCGCGCATCAGGTCATCATATGCACGCTTAGGGTGTGTCTCCCGTGTGCCACAAGTTTTGCAAATAAGCGTAACTTTAGGCTTCACATTTTCACTCTCCACCACTTTTTTCATCTTGACCTCGTAACGGTCATCCAGCTCCGGGTGGGTCTCCCGCTGATTCAGTGCCCACAGCAGGTTCCAACAGGCAGCGCGCAGGTGATCCTCATCGTCCATACCGACCATGTACTTGGCCAGATGCCGAGAGGCACTGTCCAGCAGCGAATGCAGCGGGATGCCCTTGTCCACATTGTGCTCGCCATACTTCAGGGCACCTTCTTCGCAATGCTTGCTTACCTCCATGATGCCATACCAGGGCAGAAGGTCCATTCTCCCCTTCCCTGCGTGCATATCACGCTTAGCACCGGTTTCAAATTCGGTGCGGTCTCCAGAATCTTTAATCATCGTTTTCTGCCTCCTCCAGCGTTCTCATAAGCGCAACCGCCCGCATTGTTAGCGCTATAAAGTGAAGAAATCCCGGGTCGGAAATTCCCCTCCTGACAACCTGATTTGCCAATTCATCTTTATTGGCATATTCGAGCATCTCATAGGAAATGTTTTTAAGCGCTTCTTTCGCTGCATTCTTTTCAAGATTGTTCATTTCTTTTTCCTCCGTTTGATTTGTTCACCAATAAACATATAGCGAACGTTTGTACGCATACTCTGTCGCCAAGCCATCATCCTATCATGGTCTTTCCTGTTGTTCGATGCTGCACGAAAGAATGCTGCCGGGATAAGTACGAAACGCTTATCGCTCATTTTTCGCCTGTAAATCTGCTTCAGGTGCTTCTTAGACAGGTTTTTCATCAAGTAACCTCCAATACCTGCTCCGGCGAATAAATGCCGAAGAAATTATACGCACCAGACTCCTCCAGTGAGACACCGATAAAATATCCATCCTTGCCACAGAATGTCACATAATCCAAGCCAACTTCCGTAGAATTGCGAAAAATGTACATTTTCAGTGCATTTCCAAATGTTCTATGCTCCTTACAGCGGCTCTCAAGTATCTTGTCGATTTTCTTGATTGTCTTCTTCGACGGATTACACATGATTCTGTTCCCCTTCATATTTCAGAAAAACACCATACTCTTCACGTACAAATAAGACCTTTCCAGTTTTTAGTGCCTCAATGTCTTTGTCCGTTAATACAAAGAAGTTGTTGCCAAATACGGACTGTTTCGGGCATACATCAAGCAAGTCAATCGGTTTAAGCGTTTCATCAAACCAGCTTTCAATATCCTCTTTTGTAACACGGCACGGTAGATTATTTCCCTTGCAGCACCCATTCTTCATATAGCCGGGACATTCTTCAAATGCCATAAATATCACGCTCCATAAAATTTCCTTTCGTTGAACTTTTTCTTTTCCATCAGGGCTCTGCC